GCAACAAATCAATATAAGAATAGTAAAGTTTCCTATCAGGCAAATGGGACAGCGACATCATCAGAATTACTACCGAGAAAAAATAACCATCCAACAGTCAAACCAATAAAGTTAATGTCTTATTTAATCACCTTATTTACAAGACCTGGTGATTGGATTTTAGACCCATTCGGTGGCAGCGGAACGACAGGATTAGCTTGCAAGTTATTAGACAGAAACCATATCTATATCGACTTCACTCAGGAGTATTATGACATCGCTGAGGAAAGGTTCAATGTATCAAAGCAAGACCTCAAGAAGTTGTTGAAGGAAAAAATAAGTAATGGACAACAGGAATTATTCTAAAGGTATAAGTTGGATAGATGATTGTCGTATTCCTTTTGTGGATGGAGATGGTTATACTGATGAAGAATGGAAAAACTTATATGCAGGTAATAGAAAAGATAGTAATACTAATCTTGGTAATGAGATAAAAAATATTGTTAGAGAATTATTACCTAAAGCTCCTCAAGGTCGTTTCCCCGCTAATATACTGGTGTCTGATGATATGTTGAATGATGGTAGTATCAGTAGTCAGGGGAACTTGAAATTACATAAAATATCAGGATGGGGACTCCAAGAAACAAAAAAAAATTATGTCGATTTCAAGGGAGACAAAGGAACAAACAGCAGATACTACGATATTGATAAATGGTTTGATAATTTGATAGATGTATAGCAAGGGTATTAGTTGGATAGATGACTGTAGAATACCATTTGAGGAGGGTGATGGTTTATTAGAACATCAGGTCAAATATGGAATTGATAGTGATTATGGTAAGGACTCTAATACCAAGTTCGGTCAAATAAAAAACTCTGTTATTTGTGGTTCTTCACAAGGTCGTTTCCCCGCTAATATACTGGTGTCTGATGATATGTTGAATGATGGTGTAATTAGTAAATCCACAATATTTGATGGAACACTTATGGATATGACAGGTGGTAATTTTGGTAATACAAATAACAAACAAACTGATAAAAGAATAGTTGGAGGTTATGCTGACAAAGGAACAAATAGCAGATACTACGATATTGATAAATGGTTTGATAAGTTATTAGAATGAAGATACAAACAACATCCGTATTCGAAACGCTATTAAACTCTGATAAAAGGATTAACATATTTCAGGGGTCATCGAGAGCATCAAAGACATACAATATCCTAATTTATTTCATATACAAGTTATTGAATGAGGAGAACAAAACCTTATCAATAGTTAGAAAGACATTACCAGCACTCAAAGGGTCAGTCCTACGAGACCTCAAGGAAATACTAATCAAGTTTGATTTATACGACCAAAACAACTGGCACTCTGTGGATGGTTATTATCAGTTGGGGTCGAATATGATTGAGTGGTTCTCAGTAGATGATGAAACCAAACTACGTGGTAGGAAAAGGGATTACTTATTTATCAACGAAGCAACAGAAGTATCTTATGACGAATACATACAACTAATGCTAAGAACATCAGATCTGACAGTAATGGACTTGAACCCCTCGTTATGGAAATCGTGGATTTATGACCTTGAAGGACAACCTGATGTAAATTACAATATTACCACCTACAAAGACAATCCCTTTTTATCAGAAGTACAAGTTCAAGAAATCGAGAAGCTACAATATAGAGACCCTAACCTTTGGAGGGTTTTTGGACTAGGTCAGAGAGGACTTCCCACCAAAATGGTATTCTCACACCAACAGAAATATTCGACCTTACCAGAGGGGTCTAAATTGCTTGGTTTCGGTATTGACTGGGGATACTCTGACCCCTCCACACTTATACAAGTTCATAAGAACGGGGAGACAATCTATTGTCAGGAATTATTATACTTGAGAAATGTAACCATACCTGACTTCATCTATAAGATAAAGGACTTGGGTATTAACCTCAAAGAAGATTTTATTTGTGATAGTGCAAACCCCCAAGCAATAGAGGAACTAAGACGACAGGGTATAAACGCAAAACCTGTAAAGAAGAACTCCATACTACATGGGATTGACCTTATTAAAAGAAGCAATTTTTTCATTCACGAATCATCAATCAATTTAGAAACTGAGCTATTAAGTTATGTTTGGAAGACAGATAAAAATGGGAATAACTTAGATGAACCAGTGGATGACAATAACCACTTAATTGACCCCCTCAGATATGTCCTTGAAATGAAGATGTATAGAAATACAGGGGTGTTTGTATATTAAAACGATTATAAAAAAATTATATTTATAAATATATGGCAGGAACGTACATAGAATACGACAAGAAAAAATACGAACTCAAAGAGTTGACCATTGAGAAATGGCAAAACATTATGAAGTTCAAAGATATACTCGATGAAACAGACGTGTATATCAGAATGATTGCAGAGATGACTGGCTTAACACCAGAGCAAGTAAAAGATGGGGACGCACAATCTATTATGGTTTGTGGTAAAATGTTGGAGTCATACATAGGTCAAGAAACAAAAAAGGTTTATGGAAACATAACATTTGAGGGTATTGAATATGAACTAGTGGATTTTGGAAATATTACATTCGGTCAGTTTGTAGATATTGACACTTTCATTATGAAAGACGAGAGTTATAAAATAGCCAATCTAAATGAATTAGCCGCATATTTATACACAGAAAAAGGTAAGAAGTATGGTGAGGCTGACTTCAAGAAAAACATAGAAAAGTTCAAGCAACTTCCGATGAAATATATTGAAGGTGCGGTTTTTTTTTTATGGACTTTAGAAAGGGGATTGTCAGGTCTTTCGCAACTCTATTCAGAGAACAAGTGGTTGACGAGGGTGTTAAAGGTGATAATAGTTTTTCAAAATTTTGGGGTTACTATATCTGGATTTCTCAACTCTCGGAGGACAAAGTTTGGAAAGTTAATAGTATTACTAGTCAGCCCCTTATTCTTTGTCTCAACCATCTTTCGTACCTTTCTGACTTACGTTCGGAACAAGAGAAGGCGATTAAAAAACAAATGAAACAACAAAAATGACAAAAACGATATATGGTCTCAATCTAAAAAACATAGTTGATGACTTCCAACTTTTAGCTCAAAGACACAAACAAATTAACTCATATGGATTTGGGGATTTGGATGAGTTCTCATATCAAGTTGATAGAAGAGATAAAGAAGTAAACCTATCGGACCAAGCCCCATACTATCCGTATTTATATGTTGTTCCTGCAAATGTAATCCAAGAGTTTGGGTTTATGACCTATGAGTTTAACTTGATTGTTTCAGATATTATGAAACGAGATATGGATAATATGACTGACATATTGTCTGATACATTGCAGATTATGAATGATGTTATATCTATGTTCCGTTTGTCTGTAACCGAAAAACTTGGAAACTACAACGAATACTATTATTTAGATGATGCTGTGACTATGGTTCCATTCATCGAACAATATGAGGATTTGTTATGTGGTTATTCAGCAACTATTAGAATCAAGACCAAAACTTACTTGGATAGATGTGTGGCAGCATTTGATGATTTTCCTGCTGACCCTTGTGTTTCACCAACTCCAACTCAAACAACAACACCAACTAATACTCCAACTAATACACAGACACCTACAACGACACCAACACAAACACCTACTTCAACTTGTCCTGTGACAACTCAGTATCTTGAAGTTCAATTATCAGAAAATACCAAGTTTAAGTTGATACTATGGAATCAACCAAACTTTACAGATGCTGCGACAGCAAATTGTAATTACATTATTTCAGGAACTGCGTATGGTTCATTAGGAACAATATTTACAGGTCAAGAAACTATATTAAGCGGGGAACATCAACACCAATTTAATTTAGCACCTGTGTTATTACCTGGTGAAATCGTATCATCGTTTGATGTGTTGGGATATACCTTGAGTGGATGTCCTTGTCCTGTCAATTTGATATTACCAATCATACCGACTGCAACCCCAACTACTACACCAACAAATACTCAAAGTCCGACCCCAACAACAACTAGTACCCCAACTCCAACACAAGCATTACCCTATTCTGTATTAAGTTTATGTACTACTAATGGAGTTGATGGATTTGCTTCTACTAATGATATTTGTTCGGGGACTTGTACTCCAGTCACCGTTTATATTTCACAAACAGGAGTAACCACATTCCAACAAGCAGCAATAACTTACGGACTACCTATCTACACAACACCTGTTTTTATACCAGCAAACTTATATGATGGTAATTCTTTATGGTTTGGAGCAACCGATAAATCTGAAATATTCCAAATAGATAATGACGGGGCTATGTCGTTATTTGGAACCTGTCCAACCTGATAAACTATGTGGGAATTAACTGAAGAACAACTCGAACAATTAGGAAATATGTTTGCAGCTTTTTATAGACAAAAGATAAAGGCAAAAATATACCCCTTTGGAAACCCGAATGTTAGGGGTGTGTCGAATAAAGTTGCATCAGGTAAATTATTGAATAGTATAAAAACAAAGGTAAAAGAAACACCTGAGGGACTAATGCTTGAAGTTGAGTATATGGACTATTTCAAGTATGTTAATTTAGGTAGAAGAAAAGGTGGTAAGTTTGTTCCAATCAAAGCATTATTGGATTGGATAAAAATTAGGGGAATACGAAGACGAGATGAGAAAGGACGATTTGTGAAAGGTAGTCAATTATCTTTAGCATTCGCCATACAAAAGAACATACATAAGTTTGGTATTAGAAGAACCAATATTTATGATAAAGCCTATGATTCATTGGAAGATGTTTTAATGAATCCTCCAGCTGAGTTTAGAGATGATTTTGAGAGATTATACAATGCGATTGGAAACGATGTTGAAAACTTCATTATCAGAACATTAAATAAAGAAATACCATCGAAATAAAATGAGCTTCAATTTAACATTATTACAAGCCCCATTATCTGTGACGGAGACACACTCCGACCATACTTGGAATGTGGCATTAAATAGTTATTCTGCATACACCGATATAAGATTGGTTGTAGACATCTATAAGAACCCATATAAGAACGATCTAGGTCCGAACAATACCACAGGGTCAACACAAGAGTTTGGTAAAATAGGAAGGTTATTAATCCCCTCCAACGAGTATGGAAATTGTATCTTTAATGTTGAAACAATCATTAGAAATATAGTAAAACCAAACCCTCGTAATATGTCTATGATTTACAATACGAACACTGGTTTTGGTGAGTCAGACCCTTATGCTGTATCTGTAACGAATAGTTCATTAATCAATATTGATGAAGAAACATCACAAGCAACGATAAATAATTTACCTATAAACTTCATAAGTTTTTCTAATGGTTTCAACGGGGGTTATGTAGGATTCGAGAATATCTATCACGTTAATGAATATCGTTTGATATTTGGGGTTCAATATACAAGTGGAGGGACAACTACCATTATCATAGATGAAACGAACTACGGGGTTTATTCAGGGTTCACAGGACCAACTATGAGTCCAGCGAGTGCTGCAACTCAACCTTATGGAGTGATGGTATGGCCTGGTGTTCAAGACAACAAAAGATATGGTGTATCTAATAACCCTGCATTAACTTACTACTATTCAGGTATAAACTTGAATGGTGAATATAACTATTGGAACACAAAGGTATATGACTTCGCTATGAATAGTGGGGTTGTTCCATTCAACATAGCAGGTAGGTTTATGGGTACATTCGGTCAAGACACAATCCCTATGACAATCTTGAATGGTTCCCCAATCCAAACTAGATTCAGAAGTCATTATTATAATTGTCCTATTGTGTTAGGGTTTATGTTTGGGGAGAACGAATTATTCAATAACTCATCATTAATTAATTCTGTGAGTATCTTACAAAAGACAGAACCAAATACACAACCTAATTATGATGTCATATATTCACAACCGATTTCATACACTCAAAATCCAACAGGTTATAATTCATTTTTAGGTCAAAGAATAGCATATGTTAATTGGAAACAAAGCCCTTTATTCAGGACGAATAGCGATGTTGCAATATTCCTATCAAGTGGAAACTGCGATACAAATTATTCTAATGGTGTATCAGAGATAGTACAATATAAGATGATGGGTGAGGAGTGTTTCAATGACCCTGTCAATTTCTTGTTTATCAATAGAAATGGGGTATGGGATACATTCACCTTCACCAAGAAAAGTCAATACGCTAAGACCCCAAGTAAAAAGATATACGGGTCTCAAAAAACACTTAATTCTACAATATGGAATATGCAGAGTTATGATTCCTCTGAAACAGTTTACTATGGTGATGCTGTGGAGTTTATGACTGTTGCTTCTAACTTTGTCAAACAGAATGATGTGGATATAATTGAAGAATTGATTACCTCCCCAACTGTATATGTAATTAAAGATGATTGGACGCCAGAGAATAACCAACCACTCATCTATCCATATCTAATACCAGTACAAGTGTTGAATAAAGAAGTTAAAAAGTATCAACAGAAATACGACAGAGTATTCCAATACGAACTTGAATTGAAATTAACCCCTTATAGACAATATAATTTACCTTACTAATGAGTTTAAGAATCAGGACTGTAATATCAGGTGTTCACAAATATTTGGATTTGTTTGATGATGAAGACATATTGATGTCTTTTTCTGTTGGGGAAATTCAAGACATAACATCAAAAAACTCAGGTTATTCCAAATCATTCACTTTACCAGGAACAAAGAATAATAACGACATATTCAATTATTATTATGATGTTAATTCTGTTCCTTTGGACTTTGACCCCAACGACAAGTTTGATGCGATTATATCTTGGGATGGTTATGAGATACTGGTTGGAAATATTCGATTAGATGGGGTTTCTATTGAAGGTGAAGATTTCACCTATCAGGCTACATTCTATAATCAGGTCGGTAATTTAGCAGCAAATATCGGGGATAAGTTTTTGAGACAAACTGACCTATCACATTTATCACACCCATTTACAGAAGATGTTATACTACAATCAAATGTAGATTATAACCTATTTCCAATAACAGGTGCTACAAACTATTCATATCAAAATGGTAAGACGATGTGGGGTCTTTATAATATTGGTTATGAATACTCTGGTAATTCTGCGTTTATTAATCCTTTAATTACACCTTTGGTGGAGTTCTCGGATTTATCAGGACTGACTTATACCCCAAAAATCGGTCATTTCGATTTTACAGGGACACCAGTAAATGATTATTATTTCAAGCCAACACTACAAATCAAAGAATTATATTCAAGTATAGTTCGTGATGCGGGGTATGAGATACAATCTGATTTCTTTAATACATCTTATTTTGAGAGATTTTACTTACCTCTGAAGTTTTTAGATGAAACAATATATTCAAGAAACTCTATAATACCTTGTTATACTTATGAAAATCTTGGATTCTTTTTTTCCACCACTCCACAAAGTGCTTCTACAAATCCAAGTTCAGTAGTAATTTGTAATACTCTTAATCTATCAGCAACGACAGAGTTTATCAATTTCCCTACAATTTTTGCGGGAGAATACACATTCAAGTTTAGTTATACATTACAGAGAAATCTTTTTAGTGGTTGTGGATTTACTATCATCAATACTGGTCCTGGTGACTTGAATTATTTATACGTCAATTCATCTGGTAATGAGGTCGTTGGATTCATTCCAAGTGTAGACATAGGTCTCCCATATACCGAAGTTGGTACGTTTCTTGGAATTACAAGTGGTAATGGGACAGTCAGTAATGAAACTACTTCTGATGTATCACTATTTTATAATGATTATACTACTACTGCGGAACTTAGGGGAGATGGACTTTGTAATAATGAAACATCAACGACACAAGTTGAGTTCACAAGAGCTTTCAATTTGACAGGTAATACTGATTTACAATTTTATTTCTTTGGAACAAACGCAACAGTATCAAACTTCAAGTTTGAGATATTCAATGGGCCAAGATTTTTAGTATCAGGTCAGACATTTGATTATTCGTTGGAGTTCCCCGATAATGATTATAAACAAATTGATTTCATTACATCTATAAACAGGTATTTCAACTTGGTTGTTGTCCCAAGTCCTGACAAACCAAACACTTTAATAATTGAACCTATTGTAGATTACTTTGGAAAGGGTGAGGTATTAGATTGGACTACAAAAGTGGATTATAACCAACTACAATCATTATCCCCAACAACATCTTTAATAAATGGAACACTAGATTTTGAGTTTAGGTTAGACCAAGATTATGCGAATCAAGATTTCAACTCGGCATCCAATAAAGTTTTTGGAACTGATAAAATCAATCTTAACATTCCATATAAAAACTCAAATACAAAGTTCACATACATATTCTCGTCTCCTATTGATATTACAATCAATGCTGTAACATCAAACTATTTAACTCTGTCATCATTTTCAAAAATCAAAAATACTGATGTTTCGGGAACGACTTTACAACAGTTCCAACCATTCAAGATATTACCTCGTGTTGTATTTAGGGGATTGACTTTACCATCATTAAACTATGGTTTCATTGGTACTGGTACAACAGAATTACAAACTTGGTATATGAAGTCATTTGGAACATTATATCCACAGACAAGATTTACCAACATCAATAGGTTTACAACTTATCCTTTTAATTATAGTGGTTTTTCTCATTATATTAACTTCAGAGGGGAAGACCTTACTACCATTCAACCGAGAGAGTTTGAGTTCGTTGCAGAGGACTTATATGACATCTATTACAAAGATTATATTGAGGACTTAATCAGTCCTGAAAACAAGATATACAAAGTCAAAATATACCTTACCCCAAATGAGGTGAAATCACTTTTATATGATGAAAAAATATTAATCAAAAACTCATTATTTAGAAAAAACAAAATAGATGGGTTCAACTTATTGGAACCTTCCCTTTGTGATTTGGAATTAGTCAAACTTACAAAAACCTATGACGAACATAGAGTTCTTTATTATGACTTAATACCTTGTGCGGGTGGTGCTACAAGATATAGTAATTCTGACTTGAACTATAACTTATATGCTTACATAGGAAATTATGTAACATTATACGATGATGACTTGAATGCGTTGGGTTGTCATCAGGTGACTCAAGGGGCTTACAGTAGTAATAACAATTATCAACATTATTACATTTCTTCAGGGTTTACTCCAAACTTTGTAAATGCTTATTCTGATTGTAATTGTACTGGTTTCACGGCATTGAATGTAGTGCAGAATGGTTCTGTTGTTCCACCTGCGCCAAGTTCGACACCATCTCAAACTCCAACACCAACACCAACAGTAACGCAGTTCCTAACCCCGACTCAAACACCGTCACCAACTGCAACTCCATCGATTACTTCTAGTCCAACTGCGAGTATAACTGCTAGTCCAACACAAACTCCAACTAATACAAAAACCCCAACACAAACTCCAACTGCAAGTATAACTGCTAGTCCAACACAAACTCCAACTAATACAAAAACCCCAACACAAACTCCAACTCCAAGTATAACTGCTAGTCCAACACAAACTCCAACTCCAAGTATTACAGCTAGTCTTGGTACAACACCGACTGCTACTGTAACTCAAACACCAACACCTACTTCAACACCTACTTCAACACCTACTTCAACACCAACCAATACGGGAACCCCAAGTCAAACCCCATCACAAACCCCATCACAAACCCCATCACCTGTGGTTCAGTGTATAAACTATGAATGTGAAAACTCTTCTAATTCGGGAACACTTGGGTTCAGATATACAGATTGTCAGACTAATCAAACTGTGGATGTTGAAATGACACCGTTGTCTATTGTTTTCGTATGTTCTTTGACCGTTCCTGTTAGAATATATGGTGTCAATTCATTCACAGCGACAGATAGGGGAATATGTCCTACGCCAACGCCAACACCAACACCAACCAATACACCAACCAATACACCAAGTAATACCCCAACCACAACCTCTTCACCAACTCAAACCCCAAGTAATACCCCAACTCAAACCCCGAGTAATACTGCTACACAAACACCAAGTCCAACACAGACTCCGAGTAATACTGCTACACAAACCCCGAGTAATACTGCTACACAAACACCAACACAGACACAAACACCAAGTAATACTGCAACACAAACACCAAGTAATACTGCAACACAAACACCAACACAGACACAGACACCAAGTAATACTCCGACACAGACATCTACACAAACACCAACTATGACTCCGACACAAACATCTACACCAACCAATTTTACACCTTTACAACTCTGCACAGACACGGGGTCAATCGGATGGAATAGCAGCACAGAAGCTTGTGATGGTGTTTGTAATCAAATCACGGTCTATGTAGCACAAGCTGGTATAACATCATTCCAAGAAGCAGCAATTACTTATGGTTTATCATTATACACAAGCACCACATTTATACCTGCTAATGAGTTTAATGGAAACTCGAAATGGTTCAAGTCCGTTGGTGGTGGTGAAGTGTTCCAAGTTGATGCTGACGGCGCTATGTCCTTGTTTAGTGTTTGTCCTTCACCAACTCCAACAGCAACTCCAACACCTACTCAAACACCAACTGTCAGTTTATCTGCATCACCACCTGTGACGCCAACCACAACCCCAACCAACACAAGAACACAAACACCGACCCCTAGTGTGACCTCACAACCAACAATTTATACTCACGGAGCGGTAAGAGCAACCTGTTCGGATTATTGTAATACGAACTATAACATTACAACTTTAACAACAGCAACAAGTTCATATTTGGGTATTACGATTGGAAGTTTCATTTATGGAATTACTGGTTCAGGGTTTATAGCTTATTCTGATGTTTCCACAGATACGACAACTGGTCCATTCAGGATTGCTGAAATAGATAGTAATGGTGAAGTATTATCAGTTTTGATTTGTGTAGGAGGAAGTTGTGATCCACTATAAATCACTATAAAAAAAATTATATTTATAAGTAGTATGAATTGTCAAATATACCTCCACAATGACCCTTTGGATAGTGGAACAAAATATATATCAGGAACCACCTGTAATGGAATAGAAATATCTTACAATATGTCATTCGGTGATTCTGTTTGTATGGAAGCAGAATTACCATTGATTGTATGTGATGGTTTGACAATTAGTGGGGCTTGCGATAGCACAATTGTAACCCCAACACCGACAGTTACACCAACTCAAACTGTAACACCTTCAAGTACTCCGCCATATTCTAACATTAGATTTTGGATTGATGCATCAGACGAATCAACAATAACGAAAGATGTGAATAATAAAGTTTCACAATGGAACGACAAGGGACCTTATGCATATAATTTGATACAATCAATTTCAGGTAATCAACCTTTATATACAGCATCAACCTTAAATGCACAAGTACCAGGATTAAATTGTGTTTCCTTCAATGGATCATTTACAGCATCAGGAACATTTATGTCTGTTTCTGGTATTTCTTTTTCTGATACTGGTTATACATATATGTTTGTTGCTGGTATAAGCAGAAATGAACCTGAAGGTTTTGCATTTTCTTTGGATGGTCCAACATCATCACCAGTACTAAATTCTAATTATTATTTATATTCTCAAAATTCGGGTGGTGGAACTGACAATGTTTACGTTGGTGCTGTTCCTGATAATTGGTCTATTGTTTTATTACAAAACTCTGCAGATACAATT